GTATTATAACTCCAATCTTTAATATTTGCAACCGGAATTCTAATTTGTGGAATAAAATTTGAATATGAACATAAGTTAGTTTTATTATTAAAATCGTTTACTACTGTAAATGGAATATCTAATGAGCATGTTTTACCTGTTTTTAAAAAGTGTTCAATTATGTGATTCCAATTAATCCAACTACCTGGTGTATTTGGATTAAAACTATGGTTTGCACCAAAGAAGATATGTGTAATATCTTCTTCAGCATCTAACCGGTAATGTATTGCTTCTGTAGTTTGACTACCAACAACAAACAATGTTTTTAAACCATATGCAGGTGTATGCTCTACCTCAATACCTGTAAAAAATTTAGCAGTGCTAGTACTTATATTGTTATTATACTGTCTTTTCATTTTTAATGCTATCTTCTAGGTTAAGTAAGATGTCTTCGTCGTCTTCAGAAAATTCAAAATCTGTTGGATCAAAATTATCGTCGTCTAAATCATCAGGCTCTAATTCATCAAGTGTCCAAAATTCGTTAAATTTTGTATCAGCATTGATTGTCTTTTTACCACAATTACCGCGTGTACCTGGAATATCAATCCATAGTTTACTATATTTTTTTATTAGGTTTAACGCAACACGTTTAGATTTGCTACTAATAATTTTATCAATAATATCACTAACAAATACCGGATTAAATTTTTCATCAACTAACATATATGGCAAAATATTGTTATCAACTGCTTCATTTGCACGTTGTACTGCGTTAATGTGGCTCCATACATTATGACCCATCAATATAGCATAACTAAAACTGTCCCAACTTGTTCTACCAACTTTGTTAATCTTATTAGTGTTACCCATAGTAACCCAGTATTTAGGATCATTTAAATATAATGGTTCTGTAAACAACTTAGTGTGATCAATACCGTCATTATCAACTTCTGTCCAATTAGGAACACCTGCTCCATAAATGCATATATCTTTTATTTGTACTTGATCAATAAGTGGACTTGGAGTAAACACTTTAAAAATACCATCGTCGATTACTACATCTTTAAATAACCTAGTATCAGTTGCGTATTTTTTATCATCTACACTTGGCACCATTCGATAGACCCATTTTGCTCTATCTTCAAGTTCGGTTGTAACATACACTTGACCGTTTGCAGTAGCTAAGAATGGACTAGCACAATCATAACTAATAGTAAAATTAGGATTAATGTGTTTACGGACCGATCGTTGTATCATAGTTAGTAAACATGCCCATTCTAATTTGCTAGTGCCTAAGAAATGCATCCAGTCATGTTGACCTTCTTGTAACATATTGTCAAATTTTAACGAAACAATTCTTCTAAGTACTAAATCAGCATCGCACATGTTTTGACCACCCATTGCCCAGCCGTTAAATGCTTTATCACCGTAAACTTTAGTATCGCAAAACTTTTTCATACTCTGATACCATTTTTCGGCATCTTTATGTGTTTCGCCTTGCAATACATTTAAGAATTTACATGCACCTGTACGATTTTGGATAAAGTATTCATTATTAATAAATGTACCTTTAACTGCATCCTTGTAATTGTTAATGCCAGTTGCTCTTCGTCCTGCTGGCATACGTGCAACCCACGCAGGAATATCAAGACACATACCGTAATCCATTAACTCGTCCATCCACCGTAACACTTGTTCACGTTTCTTTTGTGCTTTAGGACAAGTAGGATCTTTCCAATCAGCTGGCCAAACACCTTTACCAATCTGAAAACCTCCCGAATCGCCTAATACCCAACTTGTAGTTCTATCTCTGTTACGAAACATATCTTCAGCTTCATCATCTTTGTCTAAGTCTAAGTTTGCGTGACCAGCTGAATACAAACACCATCTGTAATAAAATTCACCCTTATCAGGTTCTAAGTAATTTAAACTTTCTACTCCTGATTTAAATGACGTTGGTATACGAGACGGTTCTACATAATTCCCGTAGCGTTGTCTTCCAATAAACGTTGAGTAAAATCCCGACGTTGCAGGAAGGAATACGGCATAATCACTTTGTGTCGCTGTTAAGTTCCGATTCATCTTCTTCCTGTTCTGTGGTTAAGGTTGCAAGTAGTGTAGTAACTTCTTGCAATTTAGTTTCTAAAAGTGTAATTTTTGTAGACATACCTGTAATTTGATAACTTGTATTAACATAGTTAGCTACATAAGAATTATAGTTATAATTAGTATGTGGATCTCTATTATAGCCTTCAAGTGTGTTTAATCTTGATTCAAGTCCTTGCACACGTTGTTTCATGTATTCATAATCAACATAAAACTGTTCAAACGGACCAGGTGGAGTCCATACAGGAGAATCTAACTGTGCTAACATTGTTACTTTATCAAGAGATGACTTAACACTTTCATTTTGATTAACATAAACAACGTCTAATAATTTTAATGCGTTTCTAATGTCTATCATTATTTTGTTTGTGCAGGTAATGTATACGTGTATTCAGCAATACCGCTTTCGACAATAATTTGTAATGCTCCTTGATCTGCAATTTTCATTGTAATATTACCGTCTAAATTTAAAATACTTAGAATTTGTGCAACAGGCCATGACCATGTATTTTTTAATTTATAATCAATGCCCGAGTAAAATACAAATGTACCTGCGTGTGTACTAGCATCGCCAAAGCTAAAAACTAAGTTATTATCTTCAGTTGATACTTGAAATACAGTTTCTTCTGTATGTGCTGCAGCTTGAAATTTTAAACGCTGTACATTGGCTGATTCAGGTTTAACCTCAATATCGTAAACAATTTCTACTTTGTTTTTAGGTTTTTTTACTTTTGCTTCAATAATTGCGCGAGCCATAAATCTATAATCGTTTTGAAAATCGCCAGCAGCGTTAGTAAAATGTAATCCAGTAGGAACGTATTCACCATCGCGTGTATCATATACTATATTAATAACTGCGTCGTCTTTATATTCTGGACATTTAAGGTGTAAGTCTAATTTGTTTAAGTTTGGCATACCAAATACGCTGTTTAACCCGTTAACAGGTGCATGTGTTTTTGCATTAAGAATCACTGATCTATCTTCAGCCATTGAATCAATTGCAACATATGTATCTTCTGCAGAAACTTTAACTAATGGTAATACGCCTAATGTGTGTGTATGTCTTACTAAATCTTGTAAAAAGTCTTTCATGTATATCTCCTAGTGTGTATATATTATAATGTATTTGTGTTGTATTGTCAACTGTATTTTAATCAAAGTCAAATAAGTTGTTAAATGTGTTTTTATCAGAGGTATTAACTAGTTTCCAATTAAGAATCCCAATTAAGTTATCCAATTTATTATCAATAATCGTTTGTTCCATTTCATTATGATCAAATGGTAAGTCTTTAAACCATTGCGGCAGTCGTAATTCATCTACTGGATATGCAACACTTGTAAACCCTAATGGATTTTGTTTAAGTTTGCATACAATAACTTTTGCACCATCTGTGATCGCCATTGAATACTTGTCACCATACATACGTTTTAATGTATTCCAGTTTAAACTTGCTCTAACATGTCCTGGCATATTGACTTTACCTTGCTTATCTTCTTTATTTGCATAAGTGGTAATGTTATTAGCACGTTTAGGTGAACCTTTTTCCCATCCGGGTCTAGCTTTGAATAATAATCTAAATTCAGTAATGTAATCTAGTACGTCATCTTCGCTTTCTCCCGCTAGTACCATAGTTAACACGTTAGATAAGAAGTCTTGAATAAACTCCGGTGTATCACTACGTTTTAAATCTAAGCCCATAGCTTTAATTTCACCGTTTTTACCATTAGTATCTTTACGCTTGCCTTCTTTATCATATACTAATACTGCATAACGCTTTTTAGTAATGAATAGTGACTTACTACCAACAATCTCACGTCCTGCTTTAATAACTTCACCACGTGATTTAGGACAGTGGAATGCATCTAACATAAACTGTTGAAACGTACCGTTAACTTCGTCGCCAATTTGGTCATACAATTGTGTAATATTCTCTTTAGACCACGGAATTAACCCTTTGTCAATATCAGCTCTAAGTGTATTATACGCTGAAAAATAACAAGAGTCAGTATCGCCGTAAATAATAGCTTTACCGGTATGGTTATAATCACCTGTAATAATTTCATTTACTTTTGCAGCCATATGTTTAGCAATTTGACGTCCTACTAGTGTAGTTGATTGCCCAATACGTTTATCAAAGAACCTACAACCTGGATTAAGAATAGCACCATATAAACTATTTAGGTTAATCTTCTTAACTAGCTGTCTTTTGTCCCAGTATTCTTCTTCAATCTTGTTACCTGCATTAATTGCGTCTTTTAACTTAGCTTGCATTTCTTTACGTTCTGCATACCATCGTTTAAGCAATCCGGGAATAACACCTTCTTTCTCAACTGAAAAGATTGTTCCATTTGCCGATAGCACCCATGGTTGGTTACTTTCAAACACTAGTCTGTATACTTCCGCAGCACTAAGAACATTAGTATCACCGTTTTCCCAGTCAACTGTAATATCAGTACCAATTTCTTCATTCATAACAGCAGTGTATTCAAATGTACCAAACAACCCTTCCCATGCAGCAGCAAATGATTTGCCTTTTGCAATTTGTAAAGAGATAAAATCGTCAGTTACGATAGGTCTTAGCTGTCCTACAATAGTCTCCGGACCCATATTTAGTGCTCTAATAGCACTTGGATACAGTGAGTTAATATCTAGTGAGCCTATCCAGTCATGAATTCCTTCTTTAGGATACGCAACATACGCACCTGCAGCTTGAATTGGTTCTTCTCTACGTCTATTTGGTACTACAAATCCTCTATGATGTGCTTCGTTAATAATAGCTTGCTCTGTTACAGCAACTGCGCCCATAGTAGTTTGTAATAATACAGTGTTTTCATGTGCAAGTGTGTTAGCTAAGTCAATAAACTTTAGTTTTTTATCAAGTCTATCTAAAAGCATAGTATCTTGTCTGTTGTATTCAACAAATGTTTTAAAGTCGTTGTTATACAGTTGATCAAGTGTACCTTCATACTGTGTTTTACGGTCGCCTAACTCATATTCTGCAATAGCGTCAAGTCTAAAACTATGTCTTTCTTCGTATGTGTACTTTTGATATAGTTGTAAACTATCTAAATGTACTCGTCCTACAAAGTCATATGTTACAGATGCTTTACCGTACTTTTCGTATTCACGTCTTTTAGGTAATTGATCAAATAAACAGAATCTACGTGTATCATCTTTTGATAATACTTTAGTAACGCGATTAACTGTATACGGAATATCAAATCCTTCACTATTCCAGCCACTTAAAATGTCAGCATCTTCTATTAAGTTAAGAAATGTGTCTAATAGCTCACCTTCTGTTTTAAATAAAAATGTATTAGGAAACTCTTTAACTTGTTCTTCTGCTTGTTCCATAGTTAATGTTTTTGGAGGTATTGCTAAACAAATAAGTGTTTCTAACCATTGTAAGTGTACAGCAATAGCAGTAATAGGCATAAATGCATCATCAGGTGATGCATACCCGCGTTCAGGATCAAAATCAACCTCGATATCAAAGAACGCAACATTTAGTTTAGGTGCGTCATGATTAAGATAGTTTTCTGATAAACACGCAAATATTGGGTTAATATCTGCTTCGTATGTTTTATTTGAGCTGTGTATAGAAAGTTCTTTTCTATACTCTTTTGTATTTCTACAAACGATTTTTGATACGGGATCTCCGTAAATTGATTGATATTTCCCTCTCGGGTCTTTATAATATAACGTATGTTTAACAGGAATATCTTTAAACTCACGCTCACCTTTTGAATTTCTTTCTACAATTTTAATAATGTCGTTGTTACGATCAAAGTATCCGTCTATATAACTCATTCTGCACCGCCGTCGCGACCGATATCGCGATTAGTTGCGTGTTCGTTAATCCATGACATAAATGCTTCTTCGTCACGTATTCTTGCAACAGCTTCTTCGCTACTAACAATAATACTGCATTCGCATCTTGATAAACATATCTCCGGACGAATACATTCCGTACAGATTTCAAATTCTTCCATATTGTATCTCAGTTTATGTGATTTGTGGCTCACAAATACCCTTTTGCAGCTTATGGCCTGCCTACCGTTCTCAATGTTACTACTTTTTAAATACGTTTTGTAATGTCTAAGATTGCTTCAACTTCTTCCCAATCTTCATTATGATCCGCCCAATTACCTTTATGTGCTATCTTGATAGCCTTATTTATAACTGCTGGTTTAACTTGTAATTCTTCTGCTACTGCTTTTACAGTATCTTTTAAGCCAGCTTGTAAGTCTTCAACTTCACGTAAAACTAAAGAACCTTCGTTAATTAATTTTTCAAGTTTAGCTTTTTCTTCTGGACCGTATGCTCTACTCATTAGTACTTCTCCTTTGTGTTATAAAGTATATATTATATATTCGTTTGCTCAGTATGTCAACTGGCTTGGTAAAATGAAGGTAAAAAAAGGCAGACTAGCTGCCTTTTTTAAGTTGTAAACTTTTATTGCATAGTACTGAGTTTAGCTTGCATGTCAGTAGCTGCTTTTGCCGCGTCGGCATTGCCTGATTTGCTAAGTTCACCTGTTATTGCTTGAATTTGCGCTTTTAAATCTGCCATTTCTTTATCACCTGCTGCATCTGCTGCATCTGCTGCTGGCGCTTGTTGGCCTTGCGCTTGTTGGCCATTTGGCATACCAAATTTTGCAATAGCAGCTTGTGTTAATGGGCCATTAACCCCATCAACGCCGTCACCATTAGGACCAGTTGTTCCTAAGTCTGCACCTTTAGCCTTTAATGCTTGTTGGATTGCAGGATCGATTGGAGGATAACTTCCACCGCCATGTCCACCGTGTCCGCCACCGTGATGTTTACCAACTGGAGATTGACCTTGTGTTTGTGCGTGTGCTGCATCATAACTGTTAGCAGCATCCATTGCACCTGCACCGGCAATTGCACCTGCCGCTACACCAGTTTTAAGTTTGTTGTTACCAAATCCCGCGCCAATTTTTGCAGCTTTACTTGGATTACCAACGCCGCCTGCTGCAGCTTGCGATGCATTTCTAATAGCATCAGGACGTTTAAATCCGCCCATAAATTCTTTTCCTGCAGTTTTGGCTGCGTTATAGCCAGTTTTAAGCCAATCGCCTACACCTTCATCTAAATGTGGTTGGTTTTCAATTGCTTCTAATCTGTCACGTAGTGATGCAATTGATTCTGCTACAGTTTGTTGTTTCATATCAATTCCTGCTTTTGCGTATGTTTGCGCATCCGGTTTTCCAGTTGGGATTAATCCATTTTTTTCTTGCCAAACTAACAATGCTTTTGCTGATTTTGGACCAAATTTTCCATCAGGAGTTGCACCAATTATTTGTTGTAGTTGTGCAATTGGGTTACTAGTAGGGGCTATATCGTTAGAATCATCTGATTCATAATCGCGAACAGCGTTAACTCCATCTAATCCAATTGATGCTGCAGTACCAAGCCCTGGAATAGTCGACGCAAGACCTGAAAGACCGGCTATACCGGCTCCGGCCCAGTCGCCCTTTTGAGCTCTGTCATATGCGTCTTTTGCACCAAATGCTAACCCTAAACCGGGAATTCGTTTACCTACTGCTTTTGCAGCTAGATCACTTGTAACATCCTCTGTTACTACATTGTACCCAAATGACTCAATTAGCGCATTTGATAAACCTTGTGATTCTTTCACTGCAGGAGGAATATTGTTAATTCCTGGAATATTATTCATTGCAGCTTGCATTCCTGGCATATTTGCAGTTGCATTGTTAAACATAGTGTGTGCTTGATTCATTACATTTTGTGCGCCTTGCGGAACTATTCCAGGAGGAGTAGCACCTGCTACTGGAGCAGCACCTGTTTTTACAGAATGTTTTTTATTATACAATTCAACATATTTGCCAAACAACTCTTGTAATTTTTTAATCTTGTCAGCAAGATCATTTGCTTGACCTGATATCTGCGAACTTTGATCAACTAATCCTGCATTTGCTTTATTCCAAACGTCTTGATTATCAAACCAACCTGCTTGTTCTAATCTAGCATTTTTAGGAAGTAACCCAGCCTGTGCTAATTTTTGGCCAACTTCAAAGGGAACTTCGTCATCTTCATCGCCTTCGTTACTAATATAATGACCAGTTACTGGATCAACTAACCCTTCTAACCCATTTTGTTTAGCAAGATCTGCTAACTTAGGAATACGAACTTTGTCATCTTGTTCATATCCCGATGTTATTGCAATAATTGCCGATAGTGTTAACGCTTCTGATAACATTGGTTTATTAATCTTATCGAGAGTGTCCATTAATTCTCTAAAATTCATCGTCTGTCCTCTGATTGCTTACGATTTGATTATAATGATCCATTGTTAGAACATTACCTTTTGCACTCAACTTAATTAACATTTCTGTTATATTGTGTAAATCTATGTCAGTTTGTGCATCTTCTCTAGCGTATTCTAATAAACGCATTAGTAACGGAATGTCTACTTTGACCACGTCTTGTGGATTAGATTCGGCGTTTGGCGGTCCTAATCTTAGATCTGCAGACTCGCCCATTACTTTATATGCAATCTTTTGAGCATACATTTTAAGGCTAGCATCTTTAGTAGATTGAACTGCATCTTGTTCTGCAGATGCTTCTGCCATATACTGTTTAAGTAATGATGGTCTAGTTTGTTTTGTAGTTAATTCTTCTTCAACTGGTTTAGCATAGTGTTGCATTGCCATTTGTATAGGCAATGCAACTTTATGAGGATTAGATCCTTCGGTTACAATTGACATAAATTGTTTCATGTCATTTGTATTTTCTATAGGAGCAGATGTTTTAACTGAATCCATTGCCTGTAGAATTTTCTTCATGTCCATGATTATCTAATCACTCGTGAAGTAATTTCTCTCAAACGTGTTAACTCAACTGATTCGTTCATGCATTCTTTTTCTTTAGATGATTTAATGGCATTATCAACAGAACCTTTATGTTCTTCTTTGCCGGTTTCAATTTTGCCATCTTTATCGTAATCTTTTTTAGCTTTTTCTTTAGCAGATTCTTTAACATCTGCTCTAGCTTTGTCTAATGCTTTTCCAAACTCTTTGCCGCCGTCTTTTTTAGCATCATCTTTTTTAGCAAATAGATTTCCGCCTTTTTTATCAGCTACACCACTTGTTTTTTTAACAGGTGTTACTGATTCACCATATACTGATCCGCCAAACATGCTTTCTGTTTTAGAATCACCTTCTTCAGATTTTTCTTTTTTAGGAGCTGATTTTTTTGCAAATGGATTTCCGCTATCTTTTTTAGGAGCTGATTTTTTTGAATCAGGTTTTTCACTATCTGAGTCACAATCGTCTTCGTTATCAGATGATTTTTTAGGAGCTGATTTTTTTGGTTTAGATTCTTCTTTATCAAATGGCGATGATTTTTTTGGAGCTGCTTTTTTTGTAGCAGTAAATTCTTCACCACCGGCATCACTTTCCATATCATCCGGAATACCATTTTTATTTTTATCTAACCGTTTTGAAGCAGCACTAAATGCTTTAGCTTGACGATTATATTTTTCAACTTTTACTCTAGTAGCTTCTGGGATTTTCTTTTCAACATGGCCTGCACCACCGCATGCGCTACACACTTCGTTAAAGCCTTCTTTAAATTCACCAGGATCTTTAAGTCCACCGCGTGATTTTCTGTAATGACTAGCATCCATACCGTGGCGTGTACCAATAACTGCAAGCCCTTCACCACCTAACAACATATTGTACATGAAAATAATTACTGCAGCCGGTGTTTTACAATTTTCAAGTGCGTTCTTAGAATAGTTAACTAGATCAGGAGTAACTGGATGTTTAGAGGGTGTTGTGATTAAATCAAGTGCTCTAGTTTTTAATGTGTTTAAATCAGCAATGTTTTGTAAACTGGTTAAATCATCTTTAGTAAAGTTAACTTCTGGTTTGCTACTACTACGTCTAGCTTCTGATAACGGGTTAAGTTTGTCAGCTTGGTTAATTTTAAGGGCAGCAAGAGATTTCTTTGCTTCCATTAATGCATTTTTCATTTGTCTTTTTTCACTTTCTGAGTACATATCGCTATTCTCTATCTTATCGCCGTATTCGCTAAACTTCATTTCGTATTCTAGGTAATGGTAAACTGAAGAAATATAATCTGCAGCTTTTGTAATTTTAGCCTGTACCCAAGATTCAAATTGATCTTCGTCTTCTATTTTTTTAAATAATTTAACGCTGTATTTTGCTAACTTGTATAAGTCAGCTTTCATCATTGCACCTTCGTCGTCAGCATTAACGTCGTGTGTATCCTGCTGTAGTTCATTTGATGCAATGTCAACAGTCGGTTCTGATAATTCAATTTTTGGCAACTCTACTTCGAGACCTGCAAATTCTGAAAGTTTTTTTCTGTGTGTCATGGTAAACTCCGTTATTGTATATTTAGCCTCTTTTAATAGTTCCGCCACCAAATAAGCTAACACCCTTCATATCTAATGCATTGTCAGTTGGTTTTTGTTTTGTTGGTGATGGCTGAGGAGGCGATTTAGTTCCGCTTTTTCCGGGCGATCCTGTATATGATTTTTTGCCTCTAGCGGTACCTGGGCTAATATGTGGGTTAGGAACTGTACCAATACTTGCAGAACTAGTAGCACCTGCTGATGCAGTTTCTGATATAATTTCTCTAATTTTCATAACGGTTTACTCCATAGTTCAAACCATGCAGGAGTTCCGGGTTTGATATTATTTTCGCGTTGATATTTACCGCGCTCATCACTGAACGTTTTTTGTTCAGTTTTCTTTGCGCGATATTCGTGTAATCTAGCATCGGCACCAAGTCCACCTAAATAATGAGCGATCTTTAGTTCTTGTATTGGATCGTCGGGTGCAAGAAAACAGTCATCAGGACTGTCTTGTAATATATTTTCAGATGTTATTTTATATTGTTTCACATTCTAAACCCCATACCGGTTACGCTTTTTATTAGCAACTGGACTAACTTTATGTACATCATCTGTTTCTTTAGATTTTTTTGATGCAACAGATGATCTGCTAACGCCCATTTGTTTTGCAGCTGAATTTAATATTTCTTCATCGCCACTAGTAAATGACAATGTCATAAAATCTCCACCGTTTGGACCTTTTTTATCAGTTTTAAAATCAGGCGCCCCTGCCAGTGCAATACCAAATCTATAAGCATCGTATGGATTATTGTTGTTATTTAATGCAGGCCATACATCTAACCCAGATGCTGCATCTTTTGAGGATTGACGTAGTTTACCTTCACGGATTAAACTACGTTTCATTTCATTTACCGCAATCTCAAATTTTCGTATATCTTCAGTTGTATATCGTTTCATTATTCATTCCGTTGTACATTCATTCCCTCTCTAGTAGCTTCATATAAGGTTTTACCACACACTGTAATATCTTCACTTACACCAGTTATTAGTTGGAAATTAATCTTGTCACCTATTTTAGCGTATTCACGTGCTAATGTACCACTAGCGTTATTAGTTTCATCTTTACGATCTCCACTGCTAACAAATTTTAATACTACATGTTCTCTACCGTTTGGGCCGCGAGCATAATCAGTTGTGCGAGATGGACCACTATTCCAATTGTTAAGTGCAGTTTCTAAACTTCTAGTATTGTTTCCTAGTCTATCACTGCCTGCAACAAAAGTCATGTGTCG